TGAATCAGGTATTGGTAAAACAGCTCAAAAATCGTTATAACGATTTAAACAATTATAAAAGATTTGTGGTAGGAATTGACAGACCTAAAATGCGATTATATGATGTGGAAGATTCCGCTCAAGATGAGATAATCGACAATAGTAGTTCGAGTCAGGACTATTCAAATAATTTTTCAAATAACTCTAAAAAAATAGGAAGTGTGGAGATTACGATATGACAAAGAAAAAAACAGAAGATAAAGACTTGCCAGAAGGCGCAGAAGTACATCATTTTGAGGTTGATGAGGAGAATTTTTCGGTTAAACCACCAGACGGCAATCATGCATTTATTTCTGTATGGGATAATGCATTAGAGGATGAGTGGTGCGACAAGCTAATTGGCATGTTTGAAGAACAAGAGTCGTTGCATAAAAAAACAGTACATCCAGAGTTTAGAAGTTTTACTGAATTAAATTTCTTTGAACCAAAACTTGGAACAGAGTTTGAAGAAGCTTCTATGTATTTGTTGAGTAAGGTTTCAGAATATGTTGAAAGTTATCGTCGTCACAATAATATTGTATTTTTTCCAAGTCAGTGTCATAACGAAGAAGTTCGTATGAAAAAATATGTTGCTGGAAGCGAAGATGATTTTAAATATCATGCAGATGTTGGCGATTATGCTTCTGCCCGTAGGTTTTTGGTATGTTTCTTTTATTTGAATGATGTCGAAGAAGGTGGCCAAACTGCTTTCCCAGACTATAACACAAGTATCGAACCAAAGAAGGGTAGACTTGCAATTTTCCCCCCATTCTGGACGCACCCTCATTCGGGACAACCAGCAATTTCTAATGACAAATATATCGTGGGAACATATTTGCATTACATGTAAAAATAAAATTAAAGACGCCTAGTGCGTCTTTTTTCTTGACTTTATAGATAAGGCCTGATACATTATAAATATAGGTTAACTAGGAGTGATTCGAAAATGGCGTCATTAGACAACAAAGATTTAGATAAAACAGCAAAAACTGGTCCATATGCCAATATGAGCCGAGCTGATATATTCCGGCAAAAAATAAAAGACAAATCCGACTTTATAATAGGATCTACTATTGCAGGCAAAAAAGTGAAAGGAGTTTCTTTTGATGAAAACGCAAAAGTTTTATATTGGACAAACTCTCAGAAAAAAACTGGTGTTGCAAAAGTTAGTACTATCTTTAAAGATTCAGATTTCGGTGGTGGATCAGCTGGATCAGGCGGCGGCGCAAAGTTGACTGAAATTGTAGAATGCTTGCAATGTTACTATTGTGCTTATATCTTTAACATGTCCACCTCAAAAATAAAAACTATATCAGATGCACAGCTGAAGAGTGTGTCTCAGTTTTGTGAGACTTCAAAAACTTTAGAATTTTGTCTGAAAGAATGTCCTCAAGACTGGCGAAATGATAAAGTTGATATTTTTGCGAAAATTGCAAATAAATTATATGCAGATTTTGGATCAAAAACTCAAGGAAAAGTATATTTTCATAGAGGTTCGAAATTTATGAATAAAATTTATGCTGCAAAGAAAGCTTGTCACGACACCGATAAAAAGTCTTTTGATACTCAAGCGCCCGGATCTTTTTCAAATGATAAGTGGAATCCTGGCGATATTTGGATGTCTACTTTTCCAATTACCGATAATCCACTAAAAGACTTTACCTCTACATGGGGAGAATTGAATACCAAAGTCGCTCAATTGGCAGGTGCGTATGCTCCTTCTGATAGAACTAAACTTCTGGGTATTTCTCTGAAAAAACTTACTGGTAATGCAGTTTTAAGAGAATATAAAAAGCCTGGCAGAAATGATGTAGATGAATATACTTTTAAGGGATTTAAGTTTGGCCAAACTGGAGATTTTTTCAGGTCTCAGGATATATATTTTGAGACTTCCGCTGACGAAATTCAATTCAGAACTTTTAATGAAACTGTTTCATGGCAGGGCGAGATAAAGGGAAAATCTGCAGCTGCGGGAAAAATAGGTGGTGGTAACGTAGATTTTTATTGCAATCAAGTCCTTGGTAAGAAATTTCTGCCGACTACCGGAGAAGATGCTTTGTTTAAAGAAACCAAAAACGCAGATTTTCCAAAAGTTCTTTATGACTTGTATAAGAAACATAACGGCGGGCAGATATCGTCTTCTGTACTTTTATCATTTGAAGATTTTATGAAAAAATACGAAAAGACCACGACAGCTTGGCGGAATAGTAAAATTGTTTGTATGAAATTTTTAGATGTATTTGATTCCGCATCCAAAGCTAAAAAAGATGAACTTGTAAACAAACTTTATCTCTATGGATCATCTGATACAGAACAGTCGAGTTATTTTATAAAGATTTATTAAATGCCTAAATATAGAATACAAACATAGGAGAAGTAGAGTATGCGTAGTTTCGGTAGATTCTTGAAAGAATCTAAAGGTGGTAAAAATTTACACCTAGAACATTTGGAAGATGAAATCATCAATGGCGGAATTGATGGCGGTAGATCTGCTATCAATTTTTTAAAATCCTTGAGGGATATGCTTGACGGCAATGCTCAAGGAAAAATGAATATGACAGTCAAGTGGGACGGGGCGCCAGCGGTATTCGCAGGGATCGATCCTTCTGATGGTAAATTTTTCATTGCGAAAAAGTCTGTATTTAATGCAGTTCCTTTACTGTATAAATCACTTGCAGAGATAGACGCAGATCCAAAACTGAGTAGTGGTTTGGTAGAAAAATTTAAAACTTCTTTTACAGAATTTTCCAAATTGGGTATTAAAAATGTTATCCAAGGGGATTTAATGTTTACCAATGACAAATCGGACAAGACCCTGTCTGGTACTGATTATGTCACTTTTCAACCTAACACGCTGATGTATGCTGTCGATAAAAAATCTGATTTCGGCAAACAAATATCATCTGCAAAAATTGGTGTTGTATGGCACACCAGTTATACAGGCCCAGACTTGCAATCAATGTCGGCCTCATTTGGTGCAGATATATCGAAATTGAAAAAATCTAGTAGTGTCTGGATGGATGATGCAACTTTCAAAGATGTATCCGGTACTGCAAAATTTACTGTGTCGGAAAAAACCGCTGTCGATGGCGCATTGTCTACTATAGGACGCAAATTCAAAAAGATCAAAGCAAATGATTTCAAGGCATTTTTAGATATTCAGAAAAAAGTATTTGTCAAGGGACTTGCTGGTGGTAGTTTTAAAACATATCTAAATGGATATATCCGCGAAGGTAAAAACATATCAACTAAAAATATGGGTAATCTTGGATATTCAATGTATGTCAAAAAATATTTCGATGAAAAAATTATCATTAAATTGAAAACCGAAAAGTCCAGAAAAATTAAAGAAGATTTGAGAGATGAAATCGTTGCAAAATTGATTAAATTAGATGGTGCAGCTTATGCGGTTGTAGATTTTATGGAAGGTATTGTAGATGCAAAATCTCTAATCGTAAATAAACTAAATAGTGTAAAACAATTAACTGATATTTTTGTGAAAGTTGACAATGGATTTAAAGTTTCGAATCCTGAAGGGTATGTTGCTATCGACCGCGATGGTACTACCGCTGTCAAATTGGTAGATAGAATGGAATTCAGTTTCAATAATTTTAACGCAGCAAAGGCATGGGACAAGTAAAATGATCGATATTAACAAAATTTATTCGAATATGTTAGAAAACCAAGAATTGCAGGAGGGTATTAATGATACCGCAATTTTTAAGGCAGTGTTTCTTGCCGGTGGGCCAGGTTCGGGCAAATCATTCATTGGTACTGAAAAAAAAGGGAAGTCTCCCACCGCCGGCGGAGATCCAAAAATCTTTATGGGTGGTGGTCAATTAGGGCTTATCAATCTTGGTTTGCGGGTAGTTAATCCCGACCCTGCATATGAAAAACTTTTGAAAGATGCTGGTTTAGACGCTAAAAATTCAGCTGATATCTGGTCGGACAAAGGACAAGAAATCAGAGTTAAAGCGACAGATCTTACCGCAAAACAAAAGTCTTTATATGTAGACGGTAGGTTGGGTGTAGTTGTCGATGGCACCGGAGCAAATATTAATAAAATTAAGGGACAGAAATCTTTATTGGACAAGGTCGGATATGAATGTGCAATGATCTATGTCAATACAAATCTTGAAACTGCGATTGCAAGAGATGCGAAAAGAGATAGAACTATCGGAGCTGATAAAGTTACCGAAATGTGGAACAATGTCCAGAAGAATTTGAAATCATATGAAGGTATTTTTGGAAAATCTAACATGTACGTTATTGATAATTCAGATGGTTCTAACTGGAATGCCGAAGCTAAAAAAGCACACAAAAAATTAGAAAAATGGATTCGAAAAGACCCTACTGATCCAAAAGCGAAGGCATGGATTGAAACTCAGAAAATGAGAAATGCACCTAAGAGTGGAATTAAAGAAGAAGATTCTAATTATCTGCCTGGCTATTCGACCGGTTTCTATGGTCATGATCCATATACACACCGAGCAAGAATGCAAGAGTTGCACCATGATATTCGCAGATGTAGTAGTATCAATGATGCGTGTAATGAAGTGTCTGAAAAATGGCATGAAAAACTAGCAGAACTTTCTAAAACTAACGCAACGCATTTGGATGATCTTGACGATGAAGATATCGCAATTCTCTTGCCATATGCAGAGGAAATGAGGAAAGAACAAATGTCTTTGTCTGAAGGTTTTATGGACACATTTCTAGGCAGAAATATGAAAAAGGGTAATGTTGCTAAGAAAAAATCTAAAAAATCTAAAAATTCGGAACAAGTTAAATTATCTACAGAAATAGATAGAAAATTAAGATTGATAGATGACTTAATGCAAAAAGTGCGACCATTGGGTGGCAATCTTGGAAGATTGATGTCATTTCGCAAACTTCCGATCGACAAAATGACTCCAAAGGGTATGTACATAGCATTGAATGATTGGTGGGATTCTATAGAAGCTGATTTAGATGACGACTCGGAAGATGATAATGACAGGTATGCACAATCAGCAGAAAAACTTTATGATCTTTGGGAAGAAGTAGGATTTAAACTGAGTGACTATATGTGGGCTTCTGGATATAATGTT